CGACATTTTTACAGCCGCCGACTATAACGGGCTAGTAACCTTTGAGGTCAAGGCAGATCAGACGGCAGACTATACGCCAGTCTTGGCTGACCAGTATCAGGTCTTGATCCCTATGAACAAGGCAACAGCCGTGAATTTCACCATTCCTACCAATGCTTCGGTTGCCTATCCTGTCGGAACTGTCCTGACTGTACTTAATAAGGGTGCAGGGGCTTGCACCATCAAGGCAGTTACCTCTGGCACTACCACAGTCCTATCGGCTGGAGCAACAGCGGCTCAGCCTAGCCTTGCTCAATATAAGTCTGCGGCTTGCATCAAGACCGCAACCGATACTTGGTATATCGTGGGTGCAATCGCCTAATGTTAAATAACATTGCAGGATTTTTAGGGGAAGGCGGTGGGGCTGCCAACTCCTATGAGTCTATCCAGACCTACACTCTGAGCACCACTCAGGCCAGCATCGACTTTACTTCGATCCCTGCAACTTATAAACATTTACAGATTCGCGTTTATCAAATGAACACAGCTACAGCTACAACTAACCTACGCCTTAATAATGATTCAGGCTCAAATTATTCTCGCCACTACCTTTATGGCGGCGGATCAAGTGCCGTAGGCGCGGCAGGTAGCGCAAGCCAGACAAACATTGGTGTTTTATACAACGAATCCACATCTTACGCATCGGTAGCAGTTATTGATTTACTTGATTACACATCTACCAATAAGAATAAGACAGTACGTTCTCTTAATGGTTGGGACGCTAATGGTTCGGGTTATGTATTCTTTTATTCTGGCTCATGGATGAACTCATCCACAGTAGTCAATCAACTTACTTTTACTCCAGACGGCGGCACTTTTGCGTCTGGGACTAAGTTCGCTCTTTATGGAATAAAGGGGTAATCATGCCATCAACTTATGACAAGATAGCGACATACACAGTACCGAGTGCAACGGCTTCTTATACCTTTACCAGCATTTCAGGAACTTACACAGACATCGTTGCAGTATTTGCAGGCACAATGACCTCGGCCGATTATGTGCAATTCCAAGTGGGCAACGGCTCAGTAGATACAGGCTCTAACTATTCCAACACTCGAATTGTGGGCAACGGCTCAAGCGCTTCATCTGGTCGCTCATCTAATAGCACTAACATCTTTACGCCTGAACCAATGAATACCAATCAAGGTAACTTAATTATTAACTTCCATAATTACGCTAACACTACTACTTATAAGACAACAATAATGCGAACCAACGTTCCACTTACAGACGGCGGAGCTACAGGCACTACTTCGGCAACAGTAGGGTTATGGCGTAGTACTTCTGCCATTAACACTATCAAGTTTTACACCTACGCAGGCCAGACTTTTGCCGCTGGTTCTACCTTCACTCTATACGGAATAAAGGCGGCCTAAATGCCTACATTTACTCAAATTGGATCAGCCGTAACAGTTGGAGCAGGTGGGGCGGCATCGATTGAGTTCACCTCAATCCCTAGCACCTACACCGATTTAGTTCTAAAACTAAGTGGCAGAAGCGACAGGAATTCTTTTACTTCAACTTATGTAAATGTTTCTTTTAATGGATCAACGACTGGTTATTCTTCTAGAATATTAGTCGGCAATGGCTCCTCTGCATTAAGTTACACAAACATAGAAGGCACTTCGGCAATGGGCTTATTGGTTATTTCACAGGCCAATAACACAGCCAGCACTTTTGGCAACGGAGAGTTGTACATCCCTAACTATGCAGGAAGTACCAACAAGTCCGTTTCTAGTGAATCAGTACAAGAGGATAACGGCACAACGGGCTGGCAGTTTCTAGGGGCTGGCTTATGGTCTAACACTGCCGCTATCACATCTATAAAACTGCAAGCAATCTCGGGTGGAACAAATTATAATTTTTTGCAATACTCAACCGCCTACCTATATGGAGTCTCAAATGCCTAATCCAACACGAATCGAAGTTAATTGCACTACTGGCGAGGTCTTAGAGATCGAACTTACAGATGCAGAAGTCGCTGAACTTGCCTATCAGGCAGAGTTAGCAGCAGAAGCCAAGGCAGAAGAAGAACGCATTGCAGCCGCTAAAGCCGAGGCTAAGGCTGCACTTCTTGAACGTCTAGGCATTACAGCCGATGAGGCGGCGTTACTCCTTGCATGAAACCCAGACTTTCTAAGTCAGCCATTCAGTTACGCGAACAGATAGATGACGCCTTCCCTGATCGAGATCGAACTTCGGACGGCTGGATCGGTGACGCTCGACACGCTCTACGCAAGTCTGATCATTCTCCAGATGCACAGGGCTGGGTACGTGCCATCGACATTGACCGCGACCTTAACGGCAAAGGCAGGAAGCCCGATGTCATGCCTGACTTGGTTGATCAGATTCGAATCGCTGCAAAGTCTGGCGATAAGAGAATTAGTTACATCATCTTCAATGGCAAGATCGCATCATCTAAAAAGGCTTGGCGTTGGCGTCCTTATGATGGGATCAATAAGCATAATCACCACGCACACATTAGCTTTACTCAAAAGGGCGATGAAGACGGCAGTTTCTTTAATATCCCGATGATAGGTGGAACAGAATGAACATGAAACATCCAGCAGTTATCTCAATCGGCGCATTCTTGGCCGTCTGGGGCACTACCTCTAACTTCGCCCTTGACTATCGCTCAATCCTTGGCGCAATTGTTGCAGGTGTATTCGGATACGCGAGCCCCAAAAAGTGACCACGGACGATCTCATTACCCTTTACTTTGCCAGCCTTGCCGTCATCGGTGGCCTAGCAGGCTATGTCATCACTCACCTACTGTCAGAAATTAAACGCCTTAACACGCGTGTCGATGAGATTTACAACATCCTTCTAGACCGATAATTATTGACATGGCACGAAAGAAAGTCATCGATCTCGACACTTACTCAGCTCTGGATGCCTATGCAATTTCAATGCATGAGTTCTACAAAGCCTTAAGACGTGCAGGCTTTGCAGTCGATTTATGCCTTGCAATCATTACCGATCGAGATGCTTACCCTGATTGGATTCTGCCATCGATCCCTGACCGAGTGGATCGCCTACCTTACGAGGATGACGAAGACGAGGATTAAATGAAGCGCATAGTCATAGTGAGCGACCTACAGGTTCCCTTTCACGATAGACACGCAGTTAAGAATCTAGTCAGTTTTATTAGCAAGTTTAGACCCGATGAGGTAGTTACCATCGGGGACGAGATCGACTTCAACACAATTAGTAAATGGGCAGAAGGGACGCCAGAGGCGTATGAACAGACTTTGGGAGCGGATCGCGATGAGGCTGTTCAGGTACTTTACGATTTACAAGTAACGCAGATGATCAGGTCTAATCACACAGACCGCCTTTACACCCAGATCATGCGGAAGATCCCTTCATTCCTATCCTTGCCAGAACTTAGGTTCGAGAAGTTTATGCAGCTCGATGAGTTAGGGATCACCTTTCATAAGAAGCCTTACAACATAGCCCCAGGCTGGATCGCAGTTCATGGAGATCATACCCCTGTCAAGCAACAAGGGGGTCTTTCAGCCCTTGAAGCAGCCCGTAGGCATGGGAAGTCAGTTATTTCGGGTCACACCCACAGGGCAGGCCGTAGTGCCTTCACAGAGGCCTCTGGGGGCCGTTTAGGGCGTGTTTTACATGGGGTCGAGGTAGGTAACCTCATGGACTTCTCAAAGGCCTCATACACCAAGGGAACGGCCAATTGGCAGCAAGCCTTTGCCATCATGTATGTAGACAAAAAGAACGTTCAAGTGGACTTGATCTACATTGAAAAGGATGGGACATTCGTAGTCTCAGGCAAGCGGTATGGACGACCTAGATAATGAGCTTGATCGGTCAATAGACGACCATATTGACGACTCAGAATCGTTACCATTTCGTTATCTTAATTTCTAGAATTTCCCCCTTAGGGTATGAGATGGTTAAGCCATGGATGAAGGGCATCCATAGAAGGGCTTAACAATGTTTGATCCATCAGCAGGTGACGTGTTATTTATGATCATTATCGGTGCGTTATATTTTCACCTTGGCCGAATGGCTGGCTATCGAGTAGGTTATCTCAAAGGCCGTAAAGCGGTTCAGGCCTACTATGACAAAAAAGAAAGGGTTAAAGCGTGAGAGCTAGTGAAGTACTACTATCAGCTACTGACATCATTGGAGACCGAGGAAGAGTATATGGTCATCCTCGTGTCAATCAAACTAGAATCGCATTACGACTCCAACAAATGCTTGAAGTACCAATCTCAGACCATCAAGCGTGTCTGGCGATGGTCGAAGTCAAGTTGGCTAGACTACAAGAGACCGCAGATCACATTGACTCCTATATCGACGCATGTGCTTACCTTGCACTAGCCTGTGAGTTAATTACAGAAAGGGATGAGAATTATGTTTAATCTTGAAGATTATGAGACAGTAGAAGAACGTCTAGTTAAGTTTTGGAAAGAGCATCCAGATGGCAGAATTGACACTAAAATTATTGAGGCAAGTGCTACGCGTTTTATCGTCCAGGCTTATATTTATAGAACTGAGGTTGATCAATACCCTTGGTCATCTGGGCTCGCAGAAGAAACAATATCGGGGCGTGGAGTCAATGCTACTTCAGCTCTTGAGAATGCAGAGACGTCCGCGATTGGCCGTGCGCTCAGCTCGGCAGGTTATTCTGCGAAAGGAAAACGCCCTAGCCGCGAAGAAATGTCAAAAGTCGCTAGAGCGCAAGCAACAGATGCAGTCATAGCAGAGACTAAAGCCAAGATGTCACAGACTGCCAAAGAGTACGTGCCAGTTGTAAAGGAAGATGATCCATGGGCTATACGAGAAGCGCAGCCAGCCAACACTGCGGAGGAAGCGGTTGCGATGGTGAAAGAGATTATTGGTGGCCAGACCGAGAAGGACATCCCGAAGTGCCAGCATGGAGAAATGATCTGGAAGACTGGTACAAGCAAGGCAGGTAAGCCTTGGGGTCACTTCAAGTGCAGTTATGCAGTTACAGGTGAACTTACTCGATGCCAATCACCTAATGATGTAATCTGGTATGAGATCGGCAAAGACGGCGCATGGCAACGCCAGAAGGCAAGAGCATAATGGGACGCCTACAGTTTATGAACCAAGACGGCGAATGGGAGTCATTTCCTACAGAGGATGAGATTCACAGAGCTAAAGAGGTTGAGGCAATCCTTGAGGAGTTTAAGTTCGCAACTCGATGCTGTCTCTGCAATGAGACAATCCCTTACAAAGACATCAAGGTTAATCTAGTTAATAAATCTTGGTCATGTTCTAAGTGTCATGCAGTCAATGGCCTCACAAAGCCGTAAATACCGAGGATTCGCCACAGAGCGAGTGGTTGCCCGTTACCTATCGGAGTGGTGGCCACACGCAGACATTGGGCGAGGTGCTGGAAAAGATATAACACATGTCCCGTTCGACATGGAAGTTAAGGCTAGATCGGCGTTCCAGCCAAAAGCATGGATTGATCAGGTCACAAAGAGGGCAGCTAAAACTGGTGGGTTGCCTATCGTTACATGTCGCTTGAATGGTCAAGGAGAAGGTAGTCCCCAAGACTATTTGGCCTTTATGCGACTTGGTGATCTGGTCAATCTATTGCTTCAAGCAGGTTACGGGGATTTCACCGATAGCCTTGATAAACTAGAGCCAATGAGATGCAAGATGTGTGGCGTATGGGCGTTCACGCAAGTTTGCAGGACATGCGAGAGTGATCCAGATGCCAACCTATGAGTTCGAGTGTGATAACGAGCATTGCGAGTCCAATGCCAGAATAGAAAAATGGATGTCAATTCATGAACCTCATGATCTTGAATGTCCGTTTTGCCATAGCTCGATGACCAAGGTCTATAGCAATGTAAGT